TACACCACCACCAAACCCAGATGAAAAATCACCTTTAGACTCTGTTTTTAAAGTCCCGTCACTATCCATAAAATAAATGGTATCTGCATCTACTGAGGTTGCAACACCTTGACCTTTTAGAATATTAGCTTTTAAAGTATCTGAAATATTAGCGTTGCCGTTTACTTGAAGTAAATCTAAATTATTATCTGTAGTATCACCTATCATTACATTACCAACTGCATTTACATAAAGTCGTATTCCTTTTTCTGTTAATGTTGAACGGGTAACAAGTCCAATACCACCCTTATAATCACTTGCTGTTGCTCCATAATTAACAAAACCAATTCCTGCATTTTCTACGCTACCTTTATTCTGATTCATTAACCATCCGTAAGTATTAGAAGCATTAAGTTGATTTTGAATAACCAACTGCACATCATGTTTTAATGGTACTATAGAGCTATCGCCACTTATTATTTTAAGCGTGTAATTAGTAGAATAAAATTTATTAAAGAAAGATGATCCATTGCTACCTACTACGTTCCATTGGTTCACAGTCCAGTTAACTTTTGAATTACCCTCAGATTCATTAAACTTTAAAACAGCTCCTTGGGCACTTAAAGGATTTTGAGAACCATTTTCATCATACCAATTCATAGAATAAGTAGAGTCCATATTCCAAGCTGCTAAACCGCCTTCCGTTCTTGTAAATCTAAACAAACCATTCCTATAAGGAGTATTACTGTGTCCGCCTAACATAGCTAAGTTTAACCCTTCGTAAACTTTATCGTCATCGTTAGGCATAGAAAAAGACATTATACCTCTAGGGGTTGCTGAATTTAACATCATTAATCCTTGGGGTACTCTTACTTCATTAAGTTTTGCACTGTCCTGTACTGTTATCATTAATAAATCAGAAGCCTCATTTGTAGTGGATGTTTTCGGATAAGCTCCCAATATAACATGTAAGCTAGGCAATGAATCAACACCGACTAGCCCGTTTATAATATCAGGCCCTTCGAATGTATGATGTATTGGCTGCCCATCGTTGTTTAAAATACCAAAGTTTATTGTGCCGTGACCTGTGCCTGCGCTTGGTTGATTAGATATTAAGTTTAAGTTAGCATTACCGAAAGTAGCATCAGGCATTATAGTAATACCACTTTTTATTGCCATCGTTGCATTATGTTCAAACGTTCTTACGTGGTTATTAGGTCTTAAAATCAAAGGAAATGTATCCATCCCAATCAACAAAGTATCTGTAATATCTTTTAATTTTACGTAATCACCTACTTTTCTGAAATGTATAGAATCCAATGGGGCTAATTCTAACCCACCTGAATAAACAGCATTAGAAAAAGTAGTATCGTTAAGAATAGTGCCATCTTTAAACCATCCATACTCTACTGCTTGACTTATCTGTAATTGCTGTATAATTGGATTCGTTGGTAGCCCGTTTCTGGTTCGTGTTATTTTAACTAAATAATCACCACCTGCACCGGTAACCCATAAAGGAAATAATGATGGCTGCCATATAATAACTCCGTCTGGCTCTGTAAATCCAAGAGTACCATCTGTTACGGTTAAGGTACCCCACGTATTAACACCTGTTGAGTACTCAAATGTAGATTCTATATCGTGACTAGATACCGTATTCAATACTACGTTTAAAAGCCCAAATATACTACCAAGCCCAATTATTAAACTATCATCATCGGCAACAAATACAGGTGTGGTAGCTCCTACATTGTTTAAATCAGCAACCTCATCTACTCCATTAACCGTTCCCGTTGTTAAATCTTCAAATCCTCCAGACAAATGTAATAATGGATGTACTTCTGGAGTTGCTACCACGGCAAATACATTTGCTTCACCTTCCGTACGCGCTACAACAAGACCTCCAAAATTGCCATTTATAGCATCCGTAGCATCTGCATTTATAAGTATAGCAAATCCCCCTTCTTCATTATCAACGTCACCTAAATCATATCTTATACTTATTGCTGACACCTCATCAAATCCTCCAGCGTCAACTGTATATTGAGACATCATTTCTCCATCACCCGTAATTGTATGTCCAACTCTTAGATGCTTCTGTAAATCTAAGGTATCTATTATATGAACCTGACCATTCGTTAAAGCATGTACAGTATCTACCATTATACTTAACCATGAACTATCCGCAACCACACTACCTCCTCCAGTTGTTCCCGAACCACTAGTAGACCCAAGCGCAAAACCTCTTTCATCCTGGTATAATCCCGTACCTATAATATTTGTTATAGTTCCATTTGATGCGGTAGTATACTGAACTACTATCCTTGCTACTCTAATAGCAGTTTGTGTCCACTGTGCTGGAACGGAGGTGACTGCATAACTAGTTATATCATTTATTGCATTATCGTTTGATGAATATTTACCTGAAGGTGATGATACTAAAAATATATTTTTCAAATCTCCTGAGGATTGAATTTTAAATACATTAAGCCCATACCTAGAGTTATTAGTTAATAAAGCTTCACCTGTTGATGTGCTGTCTACTTGATTTAAATCTGTTACCCATTTCCCTCCACTAGGGCAATTAAACCAATAATATTCTCGTCTTGGTATAGCTAATGAAGTCTGTTCATTAAATTGCCATACTACACCAGCATTAACACTTATATGTATACTATCAATGTCTGCTGCATCTGTAGTTATTGAAAGTGTAGGCAATACACCTATACCACCCCATCTAGCACCGTCTAATCTTATCCTTTTACCTGCTTTACTTATCCATCCATTAGCGACACTTCCATTAAGTGCATTATCAAACCTCTGAAAACTAGCAAATCCAAAATCAACATGATTAGCGGAATCAAATATAGCACACTCAGCTACCCGTATACCATTTTCAGGAAAAGCAGAAGTAGATACTGTTAACGTTGGCGTTCCTGAATTATCTATGTAAATATAATTAGTCATAGGTGCTGATTCCGTGCCAAATGTTAATGCAACCCTAGCATAACCATTAGTGCCTGTATTTGTGGTGGTATTTAATGTATAAATTAACCCGGAAGCCATAAAAGGAACATCTAATGTATCAATCTCTTCATTATACGTTTCAAAATAAAGAGTACTACCTATTAATGTATCTCTTACCGCTTGTGTTTGTATTATAATACCATTAAATATACCATCGGCAGCTAATCCTGTTTCTACCTCCGAAAATCTATCTGCATTAATTTCTAGTTTACCATCCACTGCATCCACTTTTCTTACTTGTGCTAATGGTATTGGATAGTTTGGTAACGTAGGTTCTATATTAGTTAATTGACCACTATCAAAAGGTGATAGATATAGTATATCGCCTAGATTCCATGCGCTAGTGTTTCCTGTAGCTTCACCAAATCTAACAGCATAACCTTTTGTCCCTACTTCAATATCATGAGTCGCTATTAAATGTTGATGCAATATTAAAGTTCTATCATTAGCAATAGCCTTTTTAAATCCTCTAGGCGATACATCCACGTCATCAACATAAACAACTTCAAAATTATTAATCGTAGATGCTGAGTTATTCTGACCATATAATACCACCTCCTGCGATAACTGATTTAAAAACTCCATCTCATCATATCTTATACTAAGCGTACCATTAACCGTGTCAGGATAAATTGAATAAGGTCTTGAAAAAGATATATCAGCATCTCTATTAAAATTTATACTATCGAACATAGAATTTATAAATTTAGAGGCTAAATCAAAATAAGCTTTCCCATCGGAAGATTTTATTAATATACTATCGGTACCTACTGATTCAACATTACCATTAGTCTTTAGATAATTAATGAATAAAGTATCAATAACATTCATGCTGCCACCCACATTAATAGTTGTACCAGTAACAGTAGTTAATGAATCAGTTTTAACATAACTGTATTTAACCTGGCTAAACAAAGCCATTGGGGATAGTAATAATAATATAAGTATTTTCTTCATTACATTTGATTTAAAGATTTCATTAGGTCAGGATGGATCCCAGCACAAAAAGGTTTTTTATCATCCAAATCTGAATGCTGGCATACTGTTATATCATACCGACTTTGAAACTGACGTTTTAATTTTTTTATTTCTGTTATCAATGATTCTAATTGATGGTTAGTAAAATCATCAGATTTACCGATCATGCATACGCCTATAGATCTATGATTAAAACCATATACATGCGCTCCATATTCAGATTTTTCTAACATGTCATCCGTATCTAATGGCCTACCCGTTTCAACATGTCCATCGTATTTATAATTGTATAAATCACTACTTAGATGTCCGTTAAGTATAACTAAATGATAACCTATATTACTCCATCCGTTACCCTTTGGCACTGGTAGCACATGCCACTTAGTTAATAATGCCGCATTACCAAAAGCTGAATCACTACAATGAGCTACTATGTATAATTTTTCCATTAGTCTTTATTTATAGTTAATGTTACTGGTGCCGCATCTACTCTATCCAAACTAACTGCATTTTCTGTTAGCATAGTTGTATATTGCTGAATCCATATTCGTACATTGTTATTATTACTATCATCGCCCTCGCTAGCTCTTTGCAGTGGGTTGAAATTATCCCCTTGTAACATTGTTAATGCTCTGTAAATCCTATCAACATTATCCAAGTCAGTTAAAAAAGTATCGTCATCGTCACTCAATGAGAACGAGGCATAATAAATAGTTACGTTTACTATTTCTGTTTTCTGCTCTTGTGTTTGATTTGATTCATGAGGTCGTTGTGATGATGGCTTCCATTCTATATCGGATATCTGAATCCAAGCCTGTGGGAACCTTTTTGAATGGTCATTTTCGTAATCAGAAGTATCTTGACCATTATAATGAAGAACATTTTTTAGCTCCTCCACACCTTGCAAAGCTGTTTTTATTGCTGTATATAAATCTTTCTTTACGCTCATTTCATTACTTTAGATAGCAAATTTAGTAAAATCTTAACGTTATCTTTCGTTAGTTCTTTAGAATCTCCTATAAACTCACGTTCTGGCATTCCTTTTAGCCCTTCGTTGTGTCGCTTCGCATAAGCTATTCTATTTGTTCCAATTATTATATCCTTAAAAGTATGTTTCAATACCTTAACACTACGTCTTAATGCACCCGTATCTACAAGTATGGCTCTACCTTTACTTTCATTCTGCCTCTTAGCCCATCCTGTTTTACTTGAGTCTGTCTGCCTGCCGCCTTTTCTAAATCCTTCTAAGAAATGATTTAATGAGTTATTAGCTATAATCTTGGGGGACCTACGTTCAAACTTCTTGAACTTATCCAAATTTTTATCAAATCCAAAACCTTTACTAATTCTTTTTAACGCCATCCTACAGCCTTTTTAAAAGCTGCATCTTCTTTTTTAGTATGCTTAAAATATGGATGCTTCTTTTCATTAAAAATATAATCTACTTTACCAGGGTTGATATTAAACATCGGATCGTCGTTTTTCTTTATTCCTCTGAGCGAACTAGCTTTACCCTCAGTTAACTTTTTTACTCGGCATCTGCATCGGTAGCCATTTAATGGCATGTGATTAGTCCAAAAATTATCATCTACAGGCCTAATAATATTATCCCAAGCTTTATGTGAATGCCTTACCCTTTCATCATCGGCCGTTTGGTATTGTAAGTAAGGGAATATATCAGCATCTTCTTCAATATCTATCCATGCATCTGCACTCTGAGACATACCAAAAGCAGTATCTTGCTCAGTCTTTAACCAAGTTATATTGTACTGCTCGTCAATAGATAAAGCAAATTCTTTAAACTCCTTAAAGGCTCGCTTTTCACCTTTGTCATTAAAAACAAAATTACTTAGGTCCTTAGCTTCTTGAAATGTCTTTGCACCCGAAAAAGCAACTATATTTTTTTCATATTCAGCAAATTTACTCACCTTAAAGTCAGAATCTAATTTTCCAAATCCATCTTCCACAAATTTAATAAGTTCAGCATAAGTAAA